AGACGTTCACCAAGAGACTTACCGTCAACATCGACGCCTTGGGCAAACTTCCAGTTGCCCGACAGATTGCATCGAACAGTGTGAAACCGACCCTGCGCTCTTACGGGGCAAAACCCTTGAGTGTTGAGTGACGATGCGGTTCCGAAACTCTGGTCGTCGGTCTGACGATTTCGTGTGCCAACTTGGACTGTGACCGTGCCACCCTGCGTCATCGGTATGACGCGGTTGACAATAGCGTGTCTGTTCGGCGTCAAGTTAAACTCGGCTGTCTCGACGGTCGCCGCAATCGCTGACCCGGTAAAGCTGTGCAGCTTCTTATTCTTCGACCCGCCGAAGATGTAGCCACCACCTTTGTAAAGGTCGCTATCTAGTGAAGCTGGCAATGTATCAATGCTGGTTGAGATATTGTCCAACTGTTCGACTGTATAGCCTGCGGTGAAGTAAGGAGCCAAGAACTCTGTCTCAAACTCACCATAAGACCAGCGGTCGAGTGCGTAGTTGTAAATCAGAACCTTGTCTGGCTCGACCTCTGTGGCACTGTTTGAAACAAACGACCACATAACCACTTGTTGCTTGGGGTCAACTGCACAGGACAATCGCTCACTGTTCTGCGCGTCAAACTCGTCGAGGAACCAGCGGTTCACTTTCTCTGCACCAATCGGACGCGACTGTTGACCGTCGAAAGCATAGAAGCCGTCATTCGACAGGTAATAAACAGTGTGACCGACATTCGCCACGCTACCCGGAAACTGACAACCCCGCGTTGTCTCTACCTTGTCAAACTGAAAGATGAGAGGAGTGCCAACATAGGTGGCACGAACAATAGCACGCTCCAAAAGAATGGTGGCATATTCTCCCCCGACCAATCCTGTAATCTCTCCCGCGTCAGCAATGTCCTGACTGTCGGCTTGATTGCTTCCCACCGTCCAAGATGTCGTGTCGTTTATTGCCGACCAACGAACCCGAAACGGGGTTGTTGTGCCACCCTCGTCAATATGGGCGGTCATTACAAAGTCACGCACGTTTGCAAGAAACTTAGCCTTGGGTGCGCCAGACAAGTCAGAAAACGCGCTGTCTGTTCCAAGCAAAAACTTCTGCGTGGGGACATTGACGCCTCCAACAGCGACGACGTAACTGCCGAACTGCACAAACCGCCAGAAGTCTTCTGTCTGCAAAGAGTAGCCGCCAGCTTTGCTAACGCTGTCCAAGCCGCTGTCAGTCTGATCGAACAAATACAATTTGCCCGCATCGCCAACAAACAATTTCACATTGCTGCTCGTATCCTTGGCAGGGAAAATGCCACGGATGCGATTGTCAGCTGCTGCGCTCAACGCTTCCAGTTCTTTGATAGGCGTATAACCAGAGGCCGACGCAACTACGTTCTTGGCCTCGGTCGCCCCAACATTTTGAAAGTCGGGCTGATCGGGTAGCCATTCACCGAATTTTATCATTGTTCCAACCAAACCTCAGAGCCAGCCGACGAAGGCGTCCATGTTCCTGATGCGGCGGCAACGTCGCTCCAAGTCTCGCCGCCTTCGGCAACAACACTCCAAGCCTCACCCTGCAACTCGCCAACCATTGTGGCGGTGATTGTCGGGTCGGCTGTGCCTGCCATGACAAACTCACCGACAAAGCCTGCGGTTGCGGTAGCCGCGACGCTTGCTGCGCCATCAACTGACAACACTGCGTTGAAGTTGGCGGCTGTTGTGACCGCCACATCGACAGCACTGTCAAACTGCCTGACCGGGATGAACGCGCCTGTGACTGTTACTGCCACGCTTGCGGAACCGTCCATCGCCGCAATAAAGGCCGCAGACGCCGCCACTGAGGTCGCGCCTGTGACCGACGCATCGACTTGGGCGATGCGCGTTGGTGTCGCTGACGCTGTGGTTGCGACACTTACAGAAGCTGCTACCGTCGCAATCCTCGTTGCTACAGAGGCTTCTGTGATAGCGGTGTTGACCGAACTATCGACCTGTCGGACTGGCGTTGCATCGCCTGAGACTGTGATTGCCGTTGCTGCCGAGGCTTCGTCAAAGACGATGCGCTGTGCGTCTGCTGTAGTTGTTACCGCGACGCTTGCGGCTCCATCCATAGGGATGAAGAACTGCAACTCTGCGGAAACATTGACCGCGATGCTTGCCGATGCAGTCGGCGCAATCAGGACAGCCAGCGATGACAGGTTGTCCATGTTCCCCAGAGCATCAAGGAAGTCTAGGGTTCCCCAAGCATCCAACTGCTCAAGTGTTGGATTGGCCCAAGGCAGGGCGTCAAGGCTGTCGAGGCTGTGCGGTAGCGCATCAATGCTACCTGTAAGCTGCTCTAGCTGTGGTGTATTAGTAGCCATGACGCCACCTCATTAGGCGGCTGTGATATCTAAGTCGCCTGCTGCAATTTTCAGAATGTCGCCACTGCCAATCGCTTTGCCCGTTGTGAACGCGCCGTGAATTAGCAAGTTGCCAGAGGAAGCCGCATCGAAAATACCGAAATGCGTTACAGTTCCCCATGACCCGGAAGCGGCGGCAAATTCGATTGCGCCACTATTACTTGTTGTGCCGCTAGACGCCGCGCTGAAAGTTGCGGAGACACGGCTGTAGTTATTGCCTGTCAACTCTGTGCCAGAGTTGTTGTCGCCAAACGAACCCGTGGACAGGCCGACATAGACATTCGACGGCGCGGTATAAGAACCTGTCGCCAAGATATGATCGAGAATTTCATTCTCAAGATAATCGGACATTGCAGACATATTATGCTCCTATGTACTCTGCTTGCATTGCTAGACCGCCACCGCCAAAGCGTGACTTTTCCATTTCCTTTGTTATTTCCTCGATGCTCCGACCAAAGTATTGGTCGTAGGTTTGCGCTCGACCCTCATCCATCAAAAAAGTGTAGGCATGTGTGAGACTGCCGTAGAGGTAGGCATCAGGATGGCGTGTCAAAATTGTGTTGGTCGTTGAACTGTCTGACAGTGCTGTGATGCCTTCGCCGTAAATCATTTCGACGGTTTCGGCGGCTGACGGAACAGGGCGCAATGCAACCTCAGTCCCAATAATTGTGTATGCTTCGGGCTTGCCGCCTGTAGCATTGGGGAACTGTTTGTAGAATTGTTGAGGTGTATAATACTCTAACACTCTTTGCGGGCTGCTGTTAAGTTTAATCACGCGGATTTCGCGCAAATCTGTCGGCAATGAAATAAATTCATCATTAGCAGTTGTGCTGGCGGTCACACGCTTTTCCTGTGAGCGTGTAGAGAGTTCACGGCTCATTCTTGCTTCTGCAAGGCTGATGAAATTTTTTATGTCGTTTGTCAGATCAGTTCGTGCCAAGAAATCAGCAATCGCAGTCTGCAACTCCGAATAAGTCGTGATAGCCATTAGATATGTCCTACGTCAGTGCGGAAAAAACGATTGTCATAATCGTTCAGCCATTTTCGCCACTCTTTCGGGTTGTCCTGTGGACGACCAAATTTTTGCAGTAATTCGTGATAAAGACCGCTTGGAATGTCTGCGACTTTCCGACGGTGTGCCTGAGTGTTACCGATGAGTGAACCGGGGCGAAACGCATTTGCTTCTTCACGGTTCTTGGAAACAAGGCTGTCGATGTTCTGCTTGCTCTCAACAATCATTCCATCGTCGTTAAAATGAACCCACGTTTCTTTGCCAGTAACGTCGTCACGTTTTATAAGTCTTTTGTTCATCAAAACACCAAAAGTTCGGGGGTAGCCGAAGCCACCCCCTAGCACTTTAATTGAGGTCGTAAACTGCGCCGTGTGCTTTTGGAGCAGATACTTTCAGGCCATATTCCGTGATGACTTGGAATTTGGCTGCGTCACCTGTTTTAGCCAAATCTTCCACAAGGAAGTTCCGACCCGGCAGAGTGACGACTGAAGCGTAGTCGCTGTCGAGCAGATACAGACGGTCATTACCCATCTGACGGTCGATGACGACTGACAGTTCACCATAGTCGCTGAGATACAGCGAGACCGATCCAACGATGGCGGCTTCACGCGGAGCCGTGTATTGGATTTGGTTGGTTGCAACCGAACCCGACGACAGGTCGCTGAACGTCGCTTTTTTAGCGGGCGATACAACGAGCATGTTGGGGTTGCCGCCGTCCTCGTAAGCTGCTTGATGAGCAGCGTCGATCAGAGCCAGCGACAGGTCGCGGTCTGTGCCACCAGTCGGAACGTCCGAACCGTCACCAGTCGGAGCCGCGCCACCAGAACCAACAGATACGTTGGTGATCCAGCTTGACAGGTTAGCTGTTTCGCGGGTTGCGCCAGTTGCTTTAGCGTTGTCTGAGCAAAGACCTTTTTCAATGTCTCGGCGCAGTTCCAAGCCTTTCAGAACTTTCTGATAGGCAGTTTCACGGTCACGACCAGCAGTGTCCACGCTGTCCAACGTGCCAGAAACGGCGGCGTCTTTTTGCGAGATTTGCGTTACGTTTGAGAAACGCACTGCTTGAGTGGGCGTTGCGTAAGAAGCATCCGCACCCTCGGCAACATAGTTGGTTGCAGAAGCGGCGGCGAGTTCTTGAACAAGCCAATCAAAGGTCGTGTTATTCACAGTCTCCTTGCGGAGAGAGGAATAGATTGGGGTTTCATCGGGATCGCATTCCCTCTCACCTTTCGATGAGGATTGGACTATATCATCACTGCATTGCAGTGCTGGGCGCTCTAGCCTGTTATTAAGAGGGCTTTACCTCTCAGGTAGTCTCTGAACCTTCCGTCGATGTATCGACGGCTTGGCTGCTGATTGCCATATCCGTTTGGACTTAGGGTTCCAGCAGTTCACCCAGTTTTACACGCACCGATCAGTTAATGCGTGTGATCACATCGGAGAGGTCTTCACGCTCACCGATAGCGATAACTGTAGTTTGCGTAGCCATGTGTTAAATCTCCTTGGCGTTAGCGGTTAAGTAGAAAATCGACGGCGGCGTCTTTGCTGCCAGTCTTTTTCAAACGGTCAAAAGCCTTGCGCTTTTTCTCGGAAGCTACGTCTTGCGAAGTCTTCGGCTTACCGCCCTTCACCATCTTTGGAGCCTTGGCGACCTTTTTTCTCGCAACAGGTTTTTCCTGTTGCAGTTGGTCATACAGGTATGCACGGCGCAGAACGTCAACAAGGCGGCTATCGACCACCTGAGATAGTTCGTCGCTCGTAAAACCGACGCGCTGTGCAAAGTTAATCAAACCCGCTTTTTCACGGGTGGCAACTTCGTCATCGCGCCATTCTGGGATGCGCTCAACCAGTTTGGATTTCTCCTCCGAAACACGCTGTTGAATAAGCTGCATTTGTTCTTGTTGAAGAACTTGCATGGCTTTTTCGCGGTCACGTTGATTTTCACGCTGTTTCACAAATTCCAGAGGGTCTTCCTCATAGAGTTTGTCCCAATATTCCTGTGTAGGCTCTTGCCCGGCTTGGGATAGTTGTGCCTGCAACTGTGCAAGACCTTGAGCGTATTTTTCACGCTCTTGCTCTAATACCGTCCGATCAGCTTCCAGCGACTTGCGCTGTTCTGCGGCCTCGGATAGGCGTTTTTGAGCAGTTCGCTCAAGTTGAAACGATTTGACGAGATCGTCTGCTGAGACATCCATCTCCTCGCCATCAACTTTGACGGTGTAATATTCGACCTCGGCTTCTTCCTCAGTCTCATATTCCTCAATCTCATCGGCTTCGGTTTCGGCTTGGTCTTCGACGGCCTCGACTTCGACTTCTTCAACTTCGGTTGCCTCTGCTTCCACAGCTTCGGCGGTTGGCTCTTGTTCTACTTCGCTTGCCTCGGTCGGGGCGTTAGTATTCAAGAGTGTTTCAATGGCAGACGCCATGCTGAGTGGTTCAGTCCCGTCAGGGATACTGCTTTCGCTCATTACTTTCTCCTAAGAAGGTTAGATTAGACGCTTACGAGTTCGTAAATCCTCAAGCTGCGTCTTTGCCAATTCGCCCGTCTGGACGACACTTACCAGATGGTCTTCGACTGCTTTGAGAGCCGTCATAAACTGGTAAATCTTTTCACGACCCTGCTCATCACGGGCTGGGGAGTTAAGCCAAGCATCCGTATAAGAGGATCGGAGTATTTCAAACGCTTCTTGAAAGATGGCGTTGTTCAATACTGCCTGCGCTTCTGCTGCGCGACCAAGTTCTGTGTTGAGTTTTCCGTCGCTCATTAAACCCTCGGTAAGTTGTCGCTAATGGAAGACTGAACGTCGAGTTGAACATCTGCCGCCAACTTCTGACGACGCAGTTCCAACTCGGCGGCAAGTTCTTGCTGACGAAGTTGCATCTCTGCTGCAAACTTCTCGCGCTCGAACTCAAGTTCAGCGGCAATCTTCTCACGCTGTAGAGCCAACTGGTTTTGCAGTTTTTGTTGCTCAACCTGAAACTCCATCTCGACGGGGTTCGGCCCCTGCTGACCTTCGGCGGCCTGCATAGCCAAAGCCTGCTCGACTTCGGGGCCAGAGTTGAAGAACTGGTCTGTGTCCCGGAAGCCTGCTGTCTCTGCAATCTTCTTCAACGTGTTCACATATTGAGTGATGCTGACAATCGGATTGTTCATGCCAAGCTGCTGCAAAATCTCTTGTTGCTTGGCAGAGACTTGAAGCATCATCGCGGTCTTCTGGTCTTCGTTGCCAGTACCGAGGCCAACGGTCACTTCAATGTCAAACTCATTGTCCCAAGCGCGGGGATCGAGGGCGACATACTCATTGCGGATGCGAATAGTGCGCTCTTTGTTCATGTGCTTTTGGCACAGATGCAAAACACCCTTTGCCAAGTCTTTCATGCCTGTTTCGGCAAAGACCCGCGCAATCATTTCAATCTTGGCTTGTGCGCCCTGAATAGTGGCGTTCACTGCTGCGGCTGTTGTGGACTGCAACGTGCTTGGGTCAAGACCCATTGAGGCTTTGCTAAACCCTGTGCGCTGGTCACGCACTTCGTCGATGTAGCCAAGCATCTGAAATGCCTGCGCCCCGATTTGCGGAACTGCAAGGGGTTGCACCATGCCCGGAGCGCGGGAGCGAACAATGCCACCCGGACGGGAGGTCAAAAGGTCATCAAGATTGACCTGACCCTCAACCGCCACTACGCGGCTGTTGTTGGACAGGTAAAGGTTGTCCAGCATTTGCCGCAAAATGGTGGACTTGATTAGTTGCAAGTCCATGACCATTTCAGCCACAGAACGCCCGACCATCCGATGCGGCATCAAGACGGGTGAAAGCAGTGCAAACGGGATTACATCCCAAGGCTCGTTCTTCACGATTTCAGCACCATCGCCCAAGGCCACAAAGCGGCGCAACTCAGCGATGCCGTCATCGTCATAGTCAGCGTAAATGTATCCTTCTGTGACCAAGACCTCGCGCATAGACGGGTCACTGCTATCAACTTCGGGGCCGTCTTCTAAATCCTCGAAACGGCGTTGACGCTCTTGGTCATTGTCGAGGTCGTTATAGCCAGCATATTGCTCGACCATTTCACGCTCATAGCCCATTGCCACCAAGTCGCTAACAGTGACTTGTGAACGGTGGGCAATGAACGAGCAGTCTTCGAGTGAAGTGGCGCGGCGGTTATAGATCAACTCCTCTGGCGGGATGTTGAGCAACTTGACCTTGCCATTCATCTCGGTCTTTTTGACCTTGACGTTAAATGTCACCGACATCGGGATTTCGGAGCCGTCAGGGGCGGTCATGCCCATCTCAACTGCTTCCTGCTCCACGACCTCGATGTTGGGGTCGGCAACAAGCAAAGCCAACTCGTCTTCGGTTAGACCCTCATATTCTTCTTCTTCCGTCCGTTCGGTTTCGTCCCAATAGAATTTTACCGCGCCCAGCTTAAATAAGAGGGCATCTTTCATAAAGTCATGGACGACACGAAAACCGTTATTGTCGTTGTTGACAACAAAGTTGACGAGTTCGGTGGCTTGTTCTGCCGCCTGAACATCCTCTGGCTGACGCCCGACGAAACGAGCATACTGACCAGATTGTGCGAATATTTTTGTAAGCGACGGCATAATGTACTCAATGACATCGCTGACTTCTGTGGCGACTACCTGACTGCGACCCTCTACTTCATTGCCAAAAGGCTCACCGAGATAATAGCCCATCGCGTCAATGCGCTCTTGGCTAAACTCAGTGTCGTAGTAATTTAGGGCGCTCTGGATTTCGTCCGAAATGATAGAACGAAAATCGAGTTCTGAAATCGCCATAATTTATGTCCTTGCGTATGTGGGCTTCTTGCCACGGGCAGGCTTTGTCGCCTTCTTGCGAGCTACTGCGCGCTTCTTTTGCGCTGCGCTCATTGAAGCTGCTTTGGAGGCGGGGACGCATTTGGGGTAGCCCCGCTTAGAGCCTGCCGATCGACCACACTTCGGGTGTTTACCCGACTTGTCTTTCGTAGAAATGTCTCGCCAGTCCTCGCGGAACCACTTAACCAGACCTTTTCTTGGTTTGCTTTTTGCTGCCATTTTTGACCGTCCTATAACCACCGCCCATGCGCTTATATTCTTGGACGACCTGACCTGATGCGTAAGCTGAAGGCCACTTCTTGACCCGGCGTTTCACCTTGGCTGTGGCGCGGGCATACTTGGCCTTGTCCGTTGGAACAGCGCGGGACATTACGCTTCCGAACTAAACTTGCCGACCTTCTGGTTGGCGGCTTTCTTTTTGTAGCTTTTGCGGTTTTTGCGCTTCGGCTTGTCCTCGACCATTGCGTCTTTCATCGCCGCCTTGCCGCGAGGCTTCATGTAGACCTTGCGAACATACATTCCTTGCATCATTTCCTTTTCCTCGCCCTCTTCTTGGCTGTGTCGGATAATTGTGAAAAGTGAAACAGCTTCTTGCTGCTCGACGTATGCCGCGCCCCGCTGTGGAGTTCACCATTCGGCATCTTGTGACTGCCGCCCCGGTGACGAGTGCCATCACGAAAATAGTGTGCAACACCTTTTGCCATTACTTTTTCCCCTTGCGGCTATAGGAGCCTTTGCCCTTTTTGCCCTTGACGACGCGCTTGCGATATTTGGGTGTTCTGACAGCCTTCGCCATTTTGTTATGCTTACCGGGCATGGGGTTCTCCTACCAATTTTTGCACGACCAATAGCCAGCCGTGAGTTTCGATTTTTTCTCGTCGCATTTGTGTCGCGCTCGGAACGATTTGCGTCGCTCTGGGTTCGACTTCTTTATCCGCATGTTTGGATCACCGAAGCGCACCAGCTTTACGTTGCTTCCCTCTTTAGCGAGGACGGCGAACTTCTTGTTCTTGCCGGGGGTTCTTTTCGGTTTGTTGTATCCTGAGAAACGCTCACCGCGATATGTGATAGCCATTAGTAACCACTTCCGAACATCATTGCATCTGTGACATTTTCAGGGATATCGTCGTCATACGCGCCCTGAGATCGGTAGTAATCAATCAAAGGGTTGCTGTTAAAAAAGTTTCCGAAGAACCCGTAATTTGGTGTGCCGAAAGGATCAAAAAAGAAATTGGGAAACTTGGGCATCTCTGGAACTGGCGGTGGAGTGTAAACTTCGCCACCCGGCGACACGCTAAAAGGCACATCACCGAGTAGGTTGTACATTCCTCTAGTGCTTGTCGGGGCCGTGACAGCCTCGCCCGACGACAACAAGCCAGACGGCATGGAGGTTGTCATTGATGGCGTCGCCATCGGAGCCATGCTTGGCGCGGCATAGCCCGCATTTAACAGCCCCGCTACGTCAAAACCTTCCATGACAACTTCCTTAATATTTTCCTGAAACGCCAAGAACGCGGGTGTTTCTGCATGAGGTAATAATCACCCCAGCGACCCGCCCACTCATGCTCATAATTCTGCCCGCGATTAAACGTCGATCCAGATGCGCCCTCGTCGTAACCACCTCGATGATTGACGATGAGACGCATCACCCGCCCCCTAACAGACATCCTTGGGGGGTGTTCCCAAGAAATCGATTGTCGAACAAATGCTCCTAAACTGGTCGGCAGAATAACCCGCCGTGAGTGCAGCTTGCGCGGCGACGCATAAGGCAGCGTGCATTACCGCCTCATTGGAAATGTTTGCGCCAATGTTAAGCCCAACCGCCGCAGCACCGAGACAAAAACTCGCGGCGTCCATGTCTTCAGGGTCAACCGTGTAGCTTACCTCGATAAACCCCGAGGGCTTTTCCTCAGTGTCAATCGGCTTGGGAAACTGAACAATTTTGTCGTCGCTCATACAATCCAACCACTGTCGCTATAACTTAGCGACTTTGAAAATCCATAACTGGAACCAGAAGAAGCCCTCGTTGCCATTCCCCCAAAAGTCAGGACAAAACTGTCTGCCAAGTCGGGCGACTTCTGACCACGCCGTTTCAATTCGTCCTTGCTCTCGACCTTCAATTTACCTGACGACAGGTATTTGAAACGAACTGAACTAAGTTCGGAAATCAATTCGTCGTCTTGAGGCATGTTTACATCACGCGCCTCAAGCCATTCTCGTGCCTTGAACCAGAGTTCATCGCGGAGCCTGCCGAAGCGTTGTCCCAGTGCTGGGCTTTCTGCCACGTTGATACCGCGAATGTTGGGGCCAAACTCCATCTCTGTAAGACGGTCAACCACCCCTGCGCCCAAGCCGATACTGTCTACCAGTATTTCACCGGGTCGCTCCTGATAAGGTGTGCTTTCATACTCTGTGAGTATGATGCCGCAAATCTCCATCAAATCTTTGTTGCGCCATGACTTGATTGGTTCGGAAAGGACGTTGCCCTGACGCTTACAAAGCGCAGTTCGGTCGTCACCGAAACGAGCAACGTCCAACCCCCAAACGGGCATGACGTTCTCGACCGCATCCACATCCCGCGTCACTGCGCTTTCAAGTAAGTGCAGTGGGATGACCACGTCATCGTCGGCTTCGGGGAACTCGCCAAGAACGCGCACCCGATAGATATTGCTCTCTTGCCCATATTGTCTAGCCATATCCTCAAGAAAGTCCTTGGAGACCGTTGAGGCGTCTTGGCATCCAACCCGCCTTGTCCACCAACGCTCGCAGTTACGATTGAAGGCGTCGAAGAAAAAACCCGATGAACGGGTCGGGTTGCCGACCATTACAGTCTTTGCGCCAGCGGTAGACATCGCACCCTGTCCGACCTCAAAGATGATGTCGGGGACGCCTGATGCTTCATCGACGACGAAAAGCATGTTGGGCGAGTGAAACCCTTGTAGGGCTTCTGGTTGTTCTTTGCGGCTAGTCCTCGCGACCGCAAAGCTGTCAGCACCGCCTTTGAGTTCGATCTTGTCCGATTTGAACTCAAGTTGGTTCTGGAAAAACTCAGGGAGTTTGCGTCCCCATTTATTGATTTCAGGCCAGAGGACATCCGACAACTGCGAAGCAGTGTTGGCTGTGCAGGCCACCTTTACCGGGTAGTGGGTCAACATCCACCACAGAACGACCCAACTTAAAAACGCTGTCTTGCCGACGCCGTGACCGCTGCGGATTGCCACGCGGTCGTTGTCGCGTATGGCGCGGAGTGCTTCTTCTTGCCAAGGCTGTGGCTCGGCTTGCAAGACCGCTCTGACGAATAGGGCAGGGTCTTCGCGTAGCTGTAGGAGCCGACGCTCATGCTCTTTTAGCCCTTCGGCAGAAATTTTTTTTCGGGGCATAGGAGTCCCTTGCTAGTAACGCCCACCAAGGGGGGGTGGTTACGGGTGTATATATCTATCACTGCCCCCCGCCCGCCGCGACACGGTGGGGGGTGTGGGCTGGGTCGCCGTTTAGCCGCCGCTACCCTGACATTTACCCTGACATTCACAGAGTTAAGGCTAATTAACGTCTTTTTTCTCTAGGATTTCTGCGGGTTCTGGCAGATTGTGACCGTCAGTTTCATTAACTGACAGTCGGGATAGTTCGGCTGCTTTGGCCTGCGTCAACTGCTCGTCGATTGCACTGCCAATCTGCTCAAGCGCGCCGATAAGGTTCTCCCCGGTATGCTCTAGCCGCACGTCTGTCGGCACAAATTTGCCGATTGCGTTCAGGGTCTTAGCTGCGTCTTGTTTTAGCTGGTCAGCCAGTAGCATTGCCAGCGGGCGATCATCGCTTTCAAGGATGTCCAGAGACTTTTCCAACTCTGCCCTAACCCGCAGCACGATGCTTTGACCGTGACCAGAGCCTTTTGGACGGCCTCTTGATCGTTTAGTTTCAGCCATTTGTTTATTCACAAACCTTTGAAGTAAAAAAAAGCGACTGCACGGTTTACGCACAAATCGCCAACATATGCCAAGATTATTCGTTTGCGGCCTTTTAGTCAAACAATTATTCCTAATATGCTTGCAATCGTCTTAATTATCCCTTATATTATTCTTGTTGGGAATATTAAGTCATTAAGGAGATGAACCGATGAGAAACACATTCAAAATAACCAAGCGTTTTTATGTAGACCACGTTGAGCGCGACTTGCCCGCGCCAGATGTTGTGAAAGAAACTAAAACGCATCTGTGGATTGACTCTACAGAAAACGACGCGATGGCAGAGTTGCGTGCAGATGCTTGGTTTTATGCGGAAGGAAATGTTGATGATAGCGACCATCTGGTCAGGTCGGCCATCGCGTTGCTGCGTGTAATTGGTCACAAGGAGGCGGCGTAAGCCGCTTCCGCGACGATAGAGAGAAAAGGAGATTATCGATGCGAAACAGAGACCAAATCAATCAGGCGGTGGCACTAGAAGATATGCTTCCAAACTGCGGTGTCGTTGCGGTGGCAAATGCCATCGGGGAGACAACCGAAAAAATGATGGAGACATTCCGTCAGGTGTGCAAGCGCGATGGTCGCTGGCAGGGTCGCACGAACTACGTCATGCGCCGCAAGGTGCTAAAGCACCTCAAAGTCAAATTCACTGAGAAGCGTGCAAGCGGCTCATTGAAAAAGTTTGTCGAGTGGCAAACAGCGCGTGACAAAAAATATATCGTCACGCTGGGTGATCACGTTGTTTTCGTCTGCAATGGCATCGTGCACGACCAGCACGAAATCAAACCAGCCGACGAACACAAGTTCGCCAGCAAACGTGTGAAGTCATTTATTGAAGTGGCGGCGTAAGCCGCCCGATAGGAGTGCCAAACCAATGTTCAAAGCATTAATGAAAAAAATCGGATTATTTCGCTCAAGCCGTGGCATCAAGGTAATCGTTTGTTGCCGTAACGGTTGGATGTACGACACTCACGCAATGAATGTGCCGCCGCTTCAACGTGGCAATTATCGAGGCATCCCGAAGTAATCGCCTAACGCATCGAGAGCCAATCTCAAGACAAGGATGCCGCCCTTTTGGTCGGCGTCCTTTTTCTTTGCCCAGTCCCCTGCGCTCACGCCAATCACACAAACATCGTAAGCACAATCATTCAACTGTCTGCCAATCTCTCTGGACGCCATTGAAAACTCAGCCCAAGCGTGTGCCTGACCATCTGACATCTCCGCATTGCTTTTGCCGACTGCTGGCGAGTAGGACGCCGTGACCCGCTGTGTCCCACTTCCACGCCGATGCAAAGCATAATACTTCATGCCCGCATCATACTGTCTTTGATTTATCTGACCGCGATGGTGATACCTGTCCAACGGCGTCTGCGTTGTCACCCGGCGACGCTTCGGCGCACCCGCAGTCTTATCCGTCGGTTCATCTCTAAACTCGTCATGTTGCCAACGCTCTGGTGTCCCAAAGTCTGTCGGTGCGCTCGGTTGCTGTCGTTTGCCCATTGGAAGCCCCTAGAATGGTATTTCATCGCCTGTCTCCCAATTCATTGGCGTCTTCCCCTCGCCTGTCTCTGTGACCCTGACAACCTCGCTGTCAGGGAACACTGCCTTAACGTCATAAATGTCCTTAAAACGCGACGCGATTAGCCTTGTCACCTCGTCGATGGTAAACACTCGATGCCCTTCGGCAGCGTATTTGCCATGAGCGTGGTTCTGCACCACGGCAATCGCAAATCCGTCTTGCTCACAGTGCCAAACCTTATCAGGCTCGACAGGATGCCCTAGCGCTGTAGCTTCTTCATCCAGCTTACGCCATCCCCTAATCAACGCCGCCGCCTTCTGCGCGGTCAGTTCCGGGTCATCTGCCGCAACAGCATCATCGAGCTGCTGCCGCGCCCGTTCAAACCGCATCGCCATGTCTGGCGACACCAGCGATGTTAATTGTTCGACGCCCCATTTGCTCTCCATCTCAGCCGCGACCTTATCCAGAGGCTTTAACGCCTCATAGCACTGGCCTTGCCTCGGCGGTGTAGGCATCAAGGGTATTCGATCATCGTTTTTTCGGCGTTGGGATTTTTTCATTTCAACCTTCCAATATCACTTCGGACGGACACGCGGACATCAGACGGGACATACGGACAATACATAGTATTTGTCCGTGTCCGTCCCGTTTTCTGCTGTATTGTCAAAATGGGACATCTTCTTCATGTCCCGCGATGTCCCGTTTGTCCCGCAACCACACATACACCCCGTCAAACCCGCAGAAATCCTTGGTTTTTAACTCATTGGCGGCACGATTGAACGCCTTCCGCACCGTGTCCGCCTTTGTCCCGCCGTGCAAATTGGCGAAGATTTCGCGCCAATCGGACATTTTCGCCCCGGAACGGACAGGATAGGTTTCTGGCAGTGATTTCTTGCTATCTGCAAGTGCCACATGGAGCGCATCAAGGGCTAATTTGACGTTTCCATTGGGTCGATATGTTGCGGTTACGGACGCATCTGTCGCCTCGACCACACAGCTAGTTATGATCTTGCCTCTGTCGTTTTTGCCCAATTCGACTGTCTTGAGTTTGAAAGCA